TGGTAGTTCTTTAAAGATGAACAAAGATGACTTCCAGTTGTTCAGCAGATACCCAACAATCTCCCCGCGCGTGTATGCCCACGATGACGATTGGGCATGGGTCTATATGGATTATGTAGAGCCGGCTGTTGAGCCTTTTGGTGATAAGTATTACAACGCTGTCCATGACACATTCCCGAAACTTACCAAGTATATTCTTCAGAGCAACCTTCGACGGCGAGTTAACACTGCCGATGCAGATGACTTAATGTTGGTTATCTCGACAGCTGCCGCTAAGCTGGCCCGCCAAGATCGTTTCCTCAACACGGATTCAAAGATGTACCCAATCAATGACTGGATCGAGGACAACGGTGTCGAAATCATTGAAAATGGAGATCGGGCGTTTTTCGAGCTTAGCAAAGCAATGGTTGAATTTAGTATTGCCCCGGAAGAACTGCGTCAAAATAACCTCGGCTATGATAAAGACGGCAAATTGATCATTATCGATTCATCTATCTTTAACGATTAACCTTTAAGCTTTTAACGAACTACTTAAGTTCGTTATGTTCTCCGATTCCAATGACGATATTACCAAGGCTGTATTCTGGATATGCTTGGGCACAATCATTGGTTCGGTTATCTCGATTTTGATGAACACCTAATATGTTACCTATACCTTTTATTCAACTCGACCCTTACTACGGTTGCATTGTTGGGGTCATGCTACGGTGGGGAGGTAGCACTTGTAACACTCGGAGCGTTTATCTAAGCGTTTGTTTGTTCGGTAGAGAGCTGATGGTAGGGGTGCGCTTTAAAAAATCATTATGAAGCCTATAAGCAACTACTTACTGTAGGAATTGTTTATGACTTTATTTGTAATTGCCCATAGCACGATGATTCTCTGTTATCTGGTTATCTCTTTCTTTATTTGGAGGGGGTGGAAAGACAACCGATTGGAAAAGCAATTCAACGTTGCACTGCGAAATTCTGCGATTGCGATGGCTGAAGATATGCAAGATCAGATAGGCAGAAATGAAAAATTAGTCGCGGAAGCCAAATCGCAAGTTGCCGCCGCAATGGCTGCCGTAACAGCCGATATGTCTTACCCCAAGCGACCTGCCGCGGCTCCTGGTGACATCGATATGCTGAACGACCCCGCGATGTTGGCTACTATCCTGACCGCCGTGGTTATGAAATACGGTGATATGCGTCTAGGGATGGAGGATATGGGTCCAATCGATGGAAATGATTACGTCTCTGTTTATGTCGATACCGCAACAAAAGAAATGGTTTTATCTACCAAGCACGACCTGGAGGGCGACGTTTCATTCCCCAACTTTGGAGTCCCGGGTGATGATGAGACCTATCATTAATGAAAGTAGGCGATTTAGTTCGGTGGTCTAAAACAAGTCAAATAGGCATTGCCATTGACATCTTTGGAGATTTAGATCCCGCTGACCCTTGGATCCGCGTTGTCTTCCAAAAAGGCGAGCAACAAACTTTTCAATGGTGCAAACAATCAAGTTTGAACACCATAAAAAAAGAAGGGGCCGAAACCGACCCCTTCTCTTAGGCGCTCCTAATAGTGGAAGTGGGAGTTTATGAATCGCGCCATAAGTTGTTTGAAGCAAACTTAATTACTTCTTCAGCTGAATCCTCGTTGTAACCGTAGTTATCAATTAGAGTCTGGACCATAGCGTTAAACTTCTTCTGCTGCTTAACGTCACGAGACTTGGACTTGGTAACAATACGAGAGATATCTCTTACTGAGGCAACCAACTTAGACTCAATGGCCTCGCGGAGGGGACCGTAAGAACGCCAGTCAATCACATCGCCTCTGCGAAGCTTGGCAAACATGTAAGAAGTAATATCAGCACGGAAGTTATTCTTTGCAGAACCCTTGATGCCAATCTGCTCCTCAATTGAAGCCAGGAACCTCTCATCAGCTTCCATCTCTTCGTTGGTCACACGATCTTTAACCTTCGTGTTATTAACGTAAGCCTCAGCGTGATCAAGATAGTTGTTGAAGAGAGACTCAGCCTGCTCTTCATAAGCAGTGACAAACGCCTTTGTAATTTCCTTCTCAAGAATGGAAAGATACTCTTCGTGAAGAACCTTCTGTAGGAACTCCAAGCAACGCTTTCTTTCGTCTGGATTAACGATCTGCTCCTTAACCTGTCTGATAAGAGATTCGCGAATAGAGATTGGTGTAATCATATTCTTTGTAGAGTCAGCAAGAGCAGCATCGATCGCCTTCATAATGAAACGAGTAGAGATACCGGTCATACCCTCATCTTCAACCTCTTCGCGAAGATCTCTAATATCAACCTTCTTGATGAGACCCTTTTCAACAATTTCCTCGCCATTGTAGATTTTCATCTTGGTAAGAGCATCAACCTTGTTGGAAGGCTTGAGACGAGAAAGTACAGAGAACATAGCAGCAACTTGAAGTGTATGTGGTGCAATGTGGCTATCAAAGTCAGAACGACCGATAAGCTTCTCGTAAATTCTTACCTCCTGATCTACCTCAAGGCAGTAAGGAACGTTAACACGAACGATACGGTCAAGGATAGCTTCGTTAGTGTGCTCAGCCTTGAACTTGTTCCACTCAGCTTCGTTACAGTGAGCAAGAATGACACCGTCAAAATAAATCATTGCCTGCTTGCCCGGGGAAGGAACTGACTTCTCCTGCGTTGCGGTAATCATTGTGTGAAGGAATTCAATTTCATTCTTGAAGACCTCAACAAACTCAACAATACCGCGGTTACCAACGTTGAATGCTCCGTTAAGCGAAAGAACTCTCGGATCGTCCTCTGGGTAGAGGTCCAACTTCGAAATGTCCTCTGAACCAATAAGAAGGCTTGTATCCTGTGTATTGGGATCCATTGGAGGGACAACACCAACGCCTTTACGTCCACGCACTGAGAACGAAGACTCTGTGATCGGGAACTTTGTGAAGTCGCCGCCAAACTCATTAATAAGTCTATGACGACATACAGGACAAAGATCACCTTCAACCTTAATGCCATACGTCTCCGCAAATTCCTCACGCAACGAGCGTGGAATAAGGTGAAGTGGCTCCTCACGGATTGGACAACCATCTAAACTAAAGATTGGCTCGCACTCTTCAAGTGCCCCCTTGATGTGCTCTACAAGAGCAGACTTACCAGCACCTACCGGACCCAAGAGAAGAAGAACCTGACGGCTCTCCTCGCCCTTCATCGCAGCAGAGTGTAGGAAGCGTACAACCTTTTCTAAAGGTCGTTCCATTCCGAAGAACTGGCCAGAGAAGTAATCATATGTTTTTACAGTCTCGCCATTAAAAAGCTTATTGCAGCGAGGATCTGTCTCATCTAAAACAGTAATACCCTCTGAAATAATCTTTTCGTAAAGTCTTTTGTGAGCAAGCACGGGAATCCCGCGGTCTTTCTCAATTAGTTTAAGGTAATCTTCCAATACCCCGGAGAACTTCTCTCTCTTCTTACTCTCACGGTGTTCTCTAACCGATTCGAGGAATTTCTTTGTTGTGGTCATGCTAAAACTCCCATATTTCATCTTCCACTATTGTGATTAATTTTACATTATCTCCCCAAAGAATTTCAATAAATTCGAAAACCTTTCGGGCATAATTTAGTTCTACATCCCTACCGTCATGTTCGTGAACAAGACACAGGGTATTATCTTTCTCCACCTCATCCACAAAGACGACTGGTAATCTATTGAGGCCAACATTTCCAATCATGGCATCTCTAACATTTTCCCAGCCTTCTCCGTCAGATATATCGTCTACAACAGACGACTGCTTCGATTTGTCAAAAGAGTATGAGAAATAGTTGTTGTCTTTCATAAACTCTTCATCCATATAGAAGCGAAGAAACGTTATATCATTGTGAACTTCTCGGATTGTCATTGCTTCCTCAAAGCCCTTCTCCTCAATGATCTTCTGGAACAGCTTGTAACCCAGGTGGTAAGGATTGAGTTGTCCCAAGTGCGGTCGAATAACTTGATTATGTAACTTAATAAAAGGAAGATACAAACTGTCAGGTAAATTCAACTCGTTAATAATCTTTTGGTGGATTGTGCAAGCCCATCCTTCGTTCATAACCTTGGTCAGAGCCTGGGGTATGAAGTATTTGGACGATTCCTCAACAATAAGGATGAGATTTCTTTCCCACTCTTCCAAATGCTTGCTGTTTTCAGCAATAAATCGTAAAAGGTTATACTCTGGCCGCAAAGGAACCTTGGATAGATCGGGACTGTAGTTGACATTCTCAGCCATCTTGTCTTTTTCAATTTCAATAAGCTCCGCGCGGGTCTTGTATTTGATTCCCGGGTATCGCGGAACCTGATATTTGATTGAATGTGCAGCGTCCAAGATCTTTTCAACTCTATCAATCCCGATTGAAGGATCTTCAATCAACTGACGTACGTATTTGGCGGCTGATTTAAAGCTTACAATGATGTTGGCAGGGTCTGTGTGTGCAAACATACGGTTTTGTTTGAAGAAATCCGAGTGCCCAACGCAGTGTGACATCGTCAAAATATGAATGTAGAGAGCATTTTCTCTCATCAAGTATGCGATAGACGGATTTGAGTTGATAATCATCTCATAAGGCAGCCCGGTTTGACCCATGTTGTAAAGCGTATGGGTCCTTTCATACTCTTTCCCGTACGACCAGTGGCGATAATGGGTTGGAAGTCCTGTATAAGCCATTGCACCAAGCATTTCAGCGTAATCAATGATCTCATAATCAATAGGAAACCAGTCTAAACCAAAATCTTCACCAACGCGACAGATTTTGTCATCCCATTTCTGCAAATCTGCAACTGTCCAGTCACTCATTTTACTTACTCCCGCCGAAAAGTGTCTTAAATGCCAACCAAATGTGTTCTGTTTGTCCAATCATTACTCTTTTGAACTTATTATCAGTAATCGGTTTCACTTTGGACCACAAATTATCCATCTCTTCGTTTTTCCACGCTGAAAAGTTGGCCCATGGGGTGGCTTTAAATTTATCATCCTGTAAAGACTGATCATCCAAGCCCTCATAGTTCTCATTTATTTCACAATAAGCTGTTAGCTGGCTAACTTCTTTGATTTCTTTGAACAAATCAATGCATTTCTCGTTGTCAGATGCCCAGTTTTCGCCGTCGCCACAGTAAAATGTATAAATATTCCACGCATTTGGATGAAATTCTTTCTCAACAATCTCCATTTGTCGATTAAGCGCCGAGGAGATGATTGTTCCACCGTAAGTGCCAACTTTAAAGAAGTCATCTTCGTTCACACGCTCGGCATGAGTAGAGTGAGAGATAAAAACTACCTCAACTCGTTCGTATCGGTGGTTCAAAAACTGATAAAGAAGGAAAAAGAAGGATCTTGCAAGGTATTTTCTTGCCTGAGACATAGATCCTGACACGTCCATCAGGAAAAAGATAACAGCTGCACTGTTTTCCTTTGCTTTGGGCTTGATATGATGATATTTTAGGTCGTCTTTGTGAAATGGGAAGCGTTCTCCGGACTCAGGATCGTATGCGCCGGTTTTTTCAGCCATTTTCTGACGACGAATCTTTCTTTTTAGGGTTTCTTTCTTTGAAAGCCTTGGTCGGATGCCTTGAAAACGATATCCTTTACGCTTTACAGTCTCTTGAGTGATAAAACGGAACTGCTTCTTCTCTAAATCTGGAAGTTCAAGGTCAGCAAAGAGATATTCAGCTAATTCTTCAAGCGAAACCTCGACGTCGTAATATTGATCGCCTTTTTTGTCGCTTGCTTTGCCGGTGCCCTGTCCAGAACCCTTCTTAGCTCTCTGTTTGCCAATTTTTTGACCTCTTTTAAGCTTATGATCGCCTCCAGAGCCAACGGTTTTGTTTTTCTTGCCAGATCCATAGACAAAACGATACTCTCTGAGTCCCCTGACAGGAATTCTAATTTTCTTCTTGCCATTTTGCCCGATAATCGACTCATCTGCAACCACATCTTTGATTGATTCTTTGATTGCTTTATCAATTTTCTTTTTATGTCGTGTTCGGTCACTTGCGGCTCGATCAACGATTGATTCATGCTTGCGAAATACGCTCATACATTAAATACTTTCTTATATTGCCTAAAAACATTTTAGTTTGGCTCTTCTTCCTAGTATAATCGAAAAATCATCATACTTCAAGTTTTATTTTGGCTTATAGTTTTCTATTTACTTTGTGAACAAGCCAATTCTGTAATTTATGGACAATGTGACCGTTCTAAAATTAGATTCTTCATTCAAACCAATAGGAGTTATCTCCTGGCAGGAAGCAGTCGTCCTTACGTGGCTCAAAAAGGCTTGGGCTGCCGAATGGACTGATGAATGGGTTCATTCAGCTAAAGAAGCCTTCCAAATCCCCTCCGTGATCGTTTTATTTCGTTATATTGACGAAAAATTCTTTGATGTGGCTTGCGTAAGAAAGAATATCCTTCTTCGTGACAATTTTCATTGCCAATATTGCGGAAATCGCTTCAAAGAAGAGGAATTAACGATAGATCACGTAATTCCTTGCTCAAAAGGAGGTCAAACGACATGGGATAATGTCGTAGCCGCTTGTAGAGAATGTAATCAATTGAAAGGCAGCCATATGCCCGAAGATGCTCCCGTAAAGCTTTTGAGACCCCCAAAGGCGCCTTCCTACCACTCTATCATCAAGAAAAAGATTGGAAATGCCAATTCCAAATGGAAAGAGTATTTATAAGTGGGAGTTTTTAAAGAATGTCACGTTATACATGGTTATTGGACCCGGGACACGGAGGTTTTATCGACGGAGTTTATCAAACTGCCGGTAAAAGATCTCCAGCGTTCCCGGATGGGTCTCGCTTATACGAAGGCGAGTTCAACAGGGATGTTGTGTCCAGAATAATGGATTTATGTTCTGGTAAATGGGGAGAGAAAGGTCATTACCTTATGAAAGGCAAGCCGCCACTCAAAAGAGAAAAGCACTGGCTCCGGTTTGCGCTAGATGCTGTAAATATTGTCGACACAGAGGAAGATATATCACTTCGCCAGCGTGTTACAGTAGCAAACAAGATTCACCAAGAAAAACAAAACTGCATTTATGTTTCTGTTCACTCCAACGCTTTTGGTAACGGGAAGGATTTCAACAATGCAAAGGGAACTTGTACTTTTTACCATTATCGCAGCGCGACTGGCGAGGTGTTGGCCAAATCCCTTCAAAAGTGGCTTGCTGAGCTAACTCCTTTCCGCAATCGAGGTATCCGAGCAAATGAAACTTGGGCAAACTTCTATGTTTTAAGAAAGACCCATATGCCTGCAGTCTTATCTGAGAACGGATTTATGACAAACTTTGATGATGCTATTAATTTGATGGACCCGAATGTTAGACAGGCAGTTGCTAACGCACATTACAATATGATGCTGGAGATTGAAGAGAATGGACTCTAAACAAGAAGAGATTAATGAGATAAGCTCTGCTGTCAACGAATTGTTGGTCAAGGTTGAGAAACTTAAATCAAAACTTGATAGCCTTTGCAAAGAAACTGGTGCATGTGATCAGATTAAGAAAATTAATCAACAAATTTTAAGAAAGAAAGAACGTAATATTTTAAATGCAACTCATATCAACGCACTTCGTGAAGAAGAATGATGTAGGATACCATGGCAACCTTTTTGGTGGCATTATGATGGCGTGGCTTGATGAAGCTGCAGCTGCTTTTGCTGCTCAGGTTGCCGACACTCCTAGGATGGTTACGAAGCACATCGCTTCTATGACCTTTGAGAAGCCCGCTAGACCGGGTCAGATCATCAAGATATATGGAGAGGTAGCCAGGGTAGGTAAAACCTCTCTAGCGCTTAATATGGAGGCGAGAAGGCACTCTGTATATAACGGTACACAAAAGGCAGTCGTCAGCACTCAGATGACCTTCGTTCGCATTGACGGAGATGGTGAAGCGATTCCTATCTCCGAAAAAGTGCGTCAGAAGTATAGAGACCCGAAGGACTTTACCTAGAGAGCCTGTGGTTTCTACTCTGGAGTTACTACTTATTGAGTGGAACTCGAAATAATAAAAGGCTTAGCGCAGTATGGAGTCTTAGGGCTGTGGACCGCTTCCTTATTATTTATGAACTGGCAGCAGCGTAAGGACAAGAAGGAAGAAGAGAGGGCCGCGAAGGAAGCACGACAGTATCACCAGGAGATGATTGTCTCTAAATTAACCAATCAAGAAAAAATGCTGGTGCAAGCTCTTGAAAAAATTGACCGTGGTTTGGGCGATATGAGGGCAAAATACGCCGAAGATAGACTACTTAGGATGCAAGGGAAGGGTAAAGAATAGAATGAAATACTTATTTGAAAACTGGAAATTCTATCTTGAAGAGGCAGCTGACCCGTGTTGGGATGGCTACAGAAAGGCGGGAATGAAAAAGAAGGGCGACAAAATGGTCCCCAATTGTGTACCTCTAGAAGAAGACATCATCGAAGAAAAAGATGATCGCTGCACAAGAATCGCTAAACGTAAATATGATGTATGGCCCTCGGCATATGCTTCCGGCGCCGTAGTTCGATGCCGAGCCGGTAAAATCTGGAAAGATGTCAAAGAAGAGATTGAAGACGACGCCCTAGCAGAAAATACAGAATATGAAGATCTTCTTGAAGAAGCCAAAAAGAAAAAGGCCGGCACCGAGTCAAGTAAAGAAAGTTCATTAAAGGACTGGTTCGGACGAAAAGGCGCAAAAGGCAAAAAAGGCGGTTGGGTAGATTGTAATGCTCCCGACGGCAAGGGTGGGTATAAGTCCTGCGGTCGTCAGAAGGGCGAGAAGCGCTCTAAGTATCCTGCCTGCCGTCCAACACCCGGAGCCTGCAAAGAAAAAGGAAAAGGCAAGTCTTGGGGCAAGAAAGGCGCCAAGAAGGAGAATCTTGATATGAACAGAGACGAACTATTTGGCATTTTGGCTGAGGAAGTCAATCGATTTATTCTTGAGACGGACATTATGCCATATCTTGATGAGGCTCACTTAGACGATGGCACACCAGTATGTGTTGCATGCTTGGCGGAACAGCTGGACACTGCAACCTGTGGATGTCCCGATCTTGTACATGAAGCAGAGTATCAGGGACGGAAGGTTACTCTCAATAAGCCTACGCGCGGCGATGTCAAGAAGTTCAAGGTTTATGTCAAGGATCCAAAGACCGGAAATATCAAGAAGGTTAACTTTGGTCACGGCGGCACCAGCGCCAAAGCCAAGGGTGAAAAGACAATGAAGATCCGCAAGAGCAACCCTAAAGCTAGAAAGAACTTCCGGGCACGACACAACTGTGACAACCCAGGACCCAAGACAAAAGCACGATACTGGTCCTGCAAGAAGTGGTAGGTTATGAAACTACTACTTGAAAACTGGAAGAAGTTTCTTACAGAGGCAAAGAAATACATTTGCCCCCCTGCCACACAGGATCTTGAATTAAACACAAAGAACCGTGATTCTGCCATCAAAGCAGAGCATATTCAGTATGGTCCTCTTAATCTTGCAGATGAAAAGTATTATGATAGATTGGCGGATCATTGGAATACAACCGTTGATGTCGCCAAAGAATCAAAGTGCGGCAACTGTGCTGCGTTTGATATCTCGCCAAGGATGGATGAGTGTATGCCAGGACCAGTTGAAGACGAAGAAGGTCGCTTGGGATACTGCTGGATGCATAGTTTTAAGTGTCACTCCGCGCGTACATGCTATACATGGGCTGCTGGTGGACCAATTGATACAGATGAAACCTCGCACGACTGGCAGGACCGAAGCGCTATTGGTAAGGACTAGTAGTGAAACTCCTACTTGAAAACTGGAATAACTTCCTGAACGAACAGAAGAAAGGCGCTTACTCGTTTGATTATGACGAGACCCTTATCAAGTATAAGACAGATCCTGAAGATCCTGAATTCAGCACCATATACGACAAGCCCCACGAAGAGAATATCGCCAAACTAAGAGAACTCGCTGCTGCTGGCGAGACTGTCTATATTGTAACTTCCCGATCAAAGCGTACAGGAGACAGATATCCTTGGGATACAGCCCCAGAGCCAGAGGAACTGGTTGCCGATATGAATCTTCCAGTTAAGTCTATCCACTACACAAATGGAGACTTGAAGGCTGAAACACTTTTATCTCTTAGTGTTATCGAACACTGGGATGATGACGAAGAGGAGATTGCGGCGGCACAAGAAGCGGGCATCAAAGCAAACTTTGTCCCAGGAGATGAGCAAATACGCGAGACAATGCTGTCGATGTGGGCGAATAAGCTTCAAGAGGCAGGTGTTGAGCCATCACCCAAGATGAAGAAGTATCTTAAAGATCATCCATATATGGAGCCTGATGGACTGCAGGAGAGGTGCCAAAAGGGTTATAAAACTCACCCCAAACGCAAAACTAAGAAGATGTACGGCAAGACGTACAGAAATTGTATCAAGGCCGAAGAGGGTAAGGATCCCAAGACTGGAACTGGTAAGAAACCGAAGGGCTCAGGTCGTAGACTTTATACTGACGAAGATCCAAGCGATACAGTCTCTGTAAAGTTCCGAACAGTCCAAGATGTAAAAGATACTTTATCAAAGAAATCCTTCAAATCAAAGTCCCACAAGCGTCAGTCACAGATTATTAATCTTATTCATCAGCGTGTGCGGGCTGCCTATCAGAATGCTAAGGACCCTAAGACCAAAGCCAGATTGAAGAATGTTCTTGATCACGCCGAGAAAAGAAAAGAAGCTTCAAAAGAAAAAACTAAACGATTACAGAAGAAAAAAGACTAATTAGCATATGGGAGAATCCACCATGGACAAAAGAATGATTGACCAAATAGCACAAATGGTCTCAGAAGAATTGAAAAACGAAAATAGTCTAGCCGCTACTGCAAAGGGCGTGCTAAAAAATATAGAGGACTTCAAGGAGCCATTAAGGTATGCTGCTAGTAATACTAGCGCCGGCGCGGTACTAAGTGCCGCGGCAGGCTTGTTCTTGCGAATTGCAGAGCGCCAGATAGAATCACACCTTGTTGAGAGCGCAGACAATATTGCCTCCAAGATTGTGCCAGATATCCCATTTGACGGAGATGTAATTGAAGGACTCATGCAAAGAGCATTTGCTAAAATTATCAAAGACCAAGCGGATGAGGTTGCAGCTCTAATTGTTGATGCCGTCAGAGAGCAGTTTTTGTCTATATTGTCGTCTAATACAGAGCTTCAAGAAGCCCTACAGGAGGCTATTCAGCTAACTGAAAATAACCCCATCGATACCGCCGAAGACGCTATTGAGTCCATGGATGATACTGCGCAAGATAAAATCTTAAATGCACTGCTTGACAAGATAGGTGCTGACGACTTGCAGGAGGCTAAAGGAAATCCAGTCTTGAAGACGCTCTTGAATCTCCCAGGCGGTCGCGACTTAGCAGCTATGTATATGGCCATCAACGACCGCGATACGCCAAAAAAACTTCGGATCTTAGCTGCTTTTGCTATTCTTAATTTTATTTCTCCTGTCGATGCCGGTACACTTATGGGTCTTGATTTCCTCGGACCGCTTGGAGCGCTTGACGATATTGTTCTCCTGCGCAGAATGTTTAAGAAGTTTGAAAAAGCCGGGCTGCCTTCGGAGAAGCATCACGATAAGTTGCAACTTGCTGCCGGCGAGGAGCTATCGGCAGACCGATCGGCAGAGGTGGAATTAGACCAAGCGCGCGATCTAGCTACAACTAAGCAGACTGCTGCAGGTTCTCGCGAAAAGATTAAACGAATGGAAGAACATAAGTTAGCTGATCTTAAGGACACATTTGGTCGCTTCTTAGTAAAGGGATAAAAATGACTATTGATTACAAACAACTTCAGACACTTGTAAGAGAGGCTATGTTTACAGGTGGCGGGATTAACGAACCTTCCGCCCCCGAAGGCGTACCACATAGAATGCCTGCTGCCGACACAGAGACTCCGGAGCAGGACAAAGGAGATCCAGAGGCAAACAACTTATATGATCTCGCTCTCGTAGCCAGAGAAGCCACTGAGAAGCTCGTAGAGGCTCTAGACGAGCCGATCTATGACGGTGCCTATGAGCACGCCTTTAAAGCGTCTGCGTGCCTTAGAAAGGCTCTGAACAACCTTGAGGATGCTGGCGCTCACCCAATGCCTGACCAAAGAGTTGTGGCTCCTGCCAAGAGTCAGCAACCATACGGCACCGGTGGATCCGGAGCGATGAATTATTACAGCATGGGCTACGCTGATTTTGGTGGTGGTGTTGGACTTGAGGAGCAGGAGCAAGAGAATGCTCTAAAAGGTTTCGGGACCGGGATGGTTACTCAACAAACACAAGCTAAAGGAGAATTAGAAAAGTCCAAAGCAATTGCAGCAGGTGACACTTTAGGTGGAGTTGACAACAAAGAAAGAAGCATGTTAGTACAAATTGAAAAGATTTTAACTGACATAGCCGAAAAAGATGACCTTATCAAGTATCGTAGCGCGCTGCAGAATATTCTTAAAAACCTCTTGAAGCTCTCTGCCAAACAACAGGAACAGAAATAATGAAAATCTCAAAAAACGAACTTAAAAAGATGATTGCCGAAGAGTTGAACGGCTCTTCCGTTTTACTTGAAATGCCGACAGGACCGATTGTTGGTCAGGAGCAGACTGGACCTTACACAAAAGATCCTGATGGGTATGAGGGCGAAATGGCAAGGCGATCGCTTTACCATATGGCTGGACAGGCTCAGCAATTACACGATATTATACAGGATGATGAAAATCTTAAACCCTGGATTCAGGCGAAGATTACCAAAGCAGCTGCCTATTTAGAAGCAGCTTTTAAGGCTATCACATATGATAAGCAAAACCCGGAGGGAAGATAATGTGGGATTGGGCACACTTTAAAGATGAAGGTTGGTTGACGCACCTTAGGCGGTCAGCAAAGCTATCTGGTTTATTGATTCTATCAGGATTGGCAATGATTGGACACATGTTGTTGCCGTTTTGGCAGCAGCCGGATTGGTTAAGTATATCGGGTGTTAGAGACGCTTTGGATGAAGCACTGAAGAGATAGAAATTGCAAAAAATAGTTAGACTGATTCACTCTCTGACTATTTTGATTCTCTTTGATCTCCTCGCGACCCTACTTTGGGTCCAGACCGGCTTGGCTACAGAAGCTAATCCGGTTATGAATTACTTTTTGCAGTGTTCACCGGGGATGTTTGTCTTTGCTAAATTCGGATTTAGCATCGTTGGGATTTACATTCTTTATTTTTTTAGAACAAAATTTCAAAAAATGATCTTTAATATTCTTTTGGGGTTGAATATAATCTATCTTCTTGTATTTGCTTACCATTTATCAGGCGCTCTTTTTCTTCTTTTTTCAACTATTTAATAGACAATGCATAAAAGCATCAACAACACACCAGCGAACACTTACCATCTAGAACAGATGGTGGATAACTTTTTTCCTTATTCACAAAAGCAATTAGGCTTTGATAAGGGAGCAACAATTGTTTTTCAAAGCGATCAAGATAACGCTGGTAGAATGCTGGGTAAGACTGCCTACTACGACCCCGAGAACTATCAGATTGTTCTTTACACGGATGGTAGACACCCAAAAGACATTTTAAGATCTTTATCTCACGAACTTGTTCACCACGCGCAGAACTGCCGAGGTGATTTTACAAGGGATAATCCTACTTATGAAGGATATGCCCAGAAAGATCCGCACCTTAGAGAAATGGAGCGAGAGGCATATGAAAAAGGAAATTTAATATTTAGGGACTTTGAAGACCTAATTAAAACAGGAAAAATTAATGTGGAGATTGATTTTTCACAAACAGGAGAACCAAAAATGTCACTTAAAGAGTGGAAAAACAACGAAATCAACACTAAGTTGATGAAAAAGTGGGGACTTCTTAACGAAGCCGCCAAGCCAGACTTCCTAGATCTAGACAAGGATGGCGACAAAGAAGAGCCAATGAAGCAGGCCGCAGAAGATGCCAAAGAGCACGGCGATGAAGAAGGAAATCGCCCATCAATGGCAAAAGATATGGATCTTGACGAAGCCCATTGCGGTCGTGCGGAGGATGAGATTGAGGAGGCTGTTGAGGAAACAGCAACACCAAAGATGATTTCTGTCCACGAGGCAAAGCAAATCACCCGCAGAATCTTAGAAAGAGTTAGAAAGGAGTCTAAGTAAAATGGTAGCACCACACGTTAAAAGAAGAAGAAGAGCAGAGGCAGCTGCAAGAGAAGCAGCCGCAAAGACTGCAGCAGAGGCAGCCGCAAAGGCTGAGGCACCAGTTGTTGAACCAGAGCCGGCGGCTATTGTAGAAGAGGTTATTGAGCCTGTTGCAAAGCCTGTTGCAAAGAAAACCGTCAAGCCTGCCGCGAAGCAGGCGCGCACGGTTGCCCCTAAAAAGAAGGCACCAGCACTTAAAGTCACTAAGGAGTAACTTATGGACTTTCGTCGTCTAACACGCCAGTTCATTCAGAATGAAGGCAAAGGACCAAGTGTGTCTAGTTATCTTCAATCTATTTCTGAGGTTCTCCAGAATATATCTCCACGTTCTCGTACAGACGAACGCAGGATTGAGATGGCCAGACAAAGTCTAAAAGAAGTGAGACGACATATGCGCCGCCTTCAAGAGCGCGTTAGCATTCTTGAAGAGCAGGTTACTATATTAGAAGAAAATAAGGATAAGTAAATAATGTCTCTTCTGGATGAAGGAAAAGCAAACACACATTTAACTCACCTGGAAGAGCTTGTTTTAACACGGGGTTCGGAAGGGTATGGTATGGCTCGGGCATTTTTGCTTGAGTTGTTGGAAGAGTTGAAGGGCAATGTTGATTCAAAAGTAAAGACCTCCGTCAAATGGGACGGGGCGCCTGCTATTTTTGCCGGTATTAACCCAGAAAATGGAAAGTTCTTTGTTGGAACAAAATCTATTTTCAACAAGGAACCAAAGATAAACTACACTCCCGAAGATGTACAGAAAAACCACGGGCATGCTCCTGGATTGGTTGATAAGCTAACAAAGGCTCTTGGGTACCTTCCTCCTCTCGGAATCCAGAAAATTCTTCAGGGCGACTTCATGTTTGATGATGAGATGGTTAAGACCGTTAACATCGATGGTGAACCTCATTATGCTTTCAAGCCAAATACCATCACATACGCAGCACCTGTTGATTCAGACCTTGGTCAGGAAATTGCTGAGTCAAAGTTTGGTATTGTTTTTCATACAACTTACGATAGTTTGGACAGTGGTGCTTCTTTCGGCGCTGATGTAAGTGGTCTAAATAAGGTTCCCGGCGTTTGGGTCGATGACGCTTACTT